TCACCTGGTGGTCATCCAGGATGGGTCTCACCTCCCAAAAAGCGTTGTACTAAGAAACGCCCCTGTTCCAGAATGCCAGAGATTCCATTTTTACCAGGTGAGGTAGTCCCAATGCCACGGGGAGGACATCGAAGAGATTTTATTATGCGATAATAAATATAGAGACCCTACGGGGTCTCTTTTTTTATGTCTAAATACAAGAAAGATACTGTAAGCAAATGGCGACGCCCTGGTATGACACTCAACTAAAGAACAGGAACTACCTGTCACCTATTGGGTTTAGGTTGGGTATTAGGAAAGCACCTAAGGTATCATATCTCTGTCAAGAGGTGTCAATTCCCACAATGGAGTTGGGAGTTGTCGAACTCAATTACCGTGGATATGCTGCTGTACCTACTGAAGGTAATATCAAGTTCGGTGATTTCCGTGTTGAATTCTTGGTTGATGAGAACCTAGAAAACTATTTGGAATTGCATGACTGGATGGTAGGACTTGGAGTTCCTACATCTCAAGATGAGCGCGATAACTTCATGAAGCAAATGAGTGACACGAAGTATCCTGAGTTCGCGAACATCGAAGAGTTCTCTGATGCTACTCTATCAGTTCTAAACAATAACAATCAAACTAACTTCCAAGTTAGATTCTATGATATGTTCCCAGTGGCACTAGATCCAATGACATTCGATGTCACTGCTGGAGACAATAACTATTTTACTGTAGGTGCGACTTTTAGATATAACTTCTATGAGTTCTTATTCCCAGGAGACGAGGGGTATACAGGATGATAAAATTCCAACACACTTGGGGCGGTAAAGATACTTGGTATACCAAAGCAAAGATGTGGGCACGGAATCAAAAGTACCCATGGAACCAAATCTATAAAGCTATCATTGAGTGGGTTTGGGAAAAATGGGTTGCAGGCAAAGTGCAATTAGAAATGGCATCTGTCGATAAGCAGGCAGAAGAACTAGTAAAACAATGGGAAGAAGAAGATGATGAACCAAGATGGAAACTGGAGGAACGACTATCTGACGTTGATGGGCTCCCAACTCTCAGCATATCAAGTACAATTGTTGAAAGAGGGACCGACGAGTCTAGCTCAATCGTGGGCACTACAGGCAATGAAGAGGGACTACACGATCAAGTGGGGGAAGACAAAATAGAGAAAGCATGGTATGATGTATATGATGATTGGAACGATGCCGTTCTAGGATGGGAGTATGAATCTAGAAAAAATTCAGGAACTGTGGGAGAAGGACAGCAAGATTGATCGTTCTCTACTATGTGATGAATCGTTGAGGTGTCCGCAGTTGCATCAACGATACATGGAATTGTACAACACTTTCTTTTTGATGAAGAAAGAGACGGAAGCAAAGATCAAAACACTTCGACGTGACAAGTGGTTGTATTACAAAGGCAGAGCATCTGCAGAGATCTATAAAAATATGCCGTTTGACCTCAAACTCACTACGAGAGAAGAGATTGACATGTTCATTGAGGCAGACGAGGAGTACCAGAAGACTGTTCTAAAAGTAGACTACATAGAGCAGACTCTTTCATTTCTAGACAGCGTTCTGCGGCAAATCAATAACCGCACTTATCAAATCAAGAACGCTATTGAGTGGGAGAAATTTCAGAATGGATTATGAGATACGGTGAACCTTACATCATTATGGACGTACCTCCAATCACTTGGAGTAAAATCAAACAACGTCTAGATGTTTTGCCAACTGAACCTGCTAAGTTAGGTAGGAAAGCAGTTTGGCAAGATAAGACCGAAGAGTATTTGTCAACCAATCGCGATTCTCGTGTAGGTTGGATTCGTGATGATGATGTCCTCAACTTGTTCTTTGACATGGCAGAGGAAGCAAATAAGGTATGTGGTTGGAACTTAGGTATTGATTACCTAGAACCAATGCAATACACCATTTATAATGAGGATGGTCACTACGACTGGCACGTTGATCAGTTTGAACAACCCAACGCTGAGAATCAAGTGCGTAAAATATCTTGCACATGCTGGGTCAACGATGAATATAAAGGTGGTGAATTCGATCTAGAGATTTACAATCCAAATACAAATCCTAGATATAAATCCTTTGTGGCAAAACCAGGTAAGGTTATCTTTTTTCTTTCTGATCAGTTTCATAGAGTGCGTCCGATTACATCAGGCGTACGAAAGTCGTTAGTAGGATGGTTCTCAGGTCCGCCGTATGTCTAATTTGGTCATCAGAAAAAAGAATGAAGTATATCTACAAGTTGAAACAGAACCACATGTGCATTATGAACTCTCAGAGTTCTTCTGCTTTGAGGTAGAACAAGCGAAGTTCATGCAACGCCAGCAACGTTACAAACGTTGGGATGGTAAGATCCGCTTATACTCCCCTGGTACTGGGGAAATTTATGTGGGTCTGATCGATTATCTAATTGACTGGGCGTACGAGCATGGTCACACGGTAACGTATCAGGAGTCGGAATGGTTTGGTCATCCGTACGATGAGAATGAACTAGTGACGCCAGAGGCAGTGGTTGGTTTCGTAAAGTCCCTTCGATTGCCCCATCGCGTAAGAGATTATCAGTACCGTGGTATCTATGAAGCTCTAAGATATAACAGGCGGTTACTGTTATCACCAACAGCATCAGGAAAGTCTTTGATGATCTATGCATTGGTACGATACCACCTCAATATGGATAGGAATATTCTAATCGTAGTACCTACTACGTCTCTGGTCGAGCAGATGTATAAAGATTTTGAGGAATATGGATGGATGGCGTCCAAATATTGCCACAAAATATATGCGGGGGCAGAAAAATACACGGACCATGATGTAATAATCACCACTTGGCAGTCTGTGTACAAGGAACCGCGTAAGTGGTTTGACAGGTTTGACGTAGTGATCGGTGACGAGGCGCACCTTTTCAAGTCGAAATCTCTCACGACCCTTATGACTAAACTTCATTCGTGCAAACACCGTGTTGGATTTACTGGTACGCTTGATGGTAGTAACACCAACCAACTTGTACTGGAGGGATTGTTTGGTAAGTGTACTCAGGTTACCAAGACTAAAGACCTGATGAAAGCAGGGCACGTTGCCAAACTAAAGGTAAGAGTCCTTGTGTTTGAACATCCCGTACAGAACTTTGCATCATATCAGGACGAGATTGACTGGATTGTAGAAAACCCCAGGCGTAATAACTTCATCCGTAATCTAGCGAAAGACCTAGAAGGCAATACTCTAATACTCTTCAACTATGTAGAGCGCCACGGAGAACCACTTTTTGAGTTGATAAATAATAGCGTGGACAAACCAGTTCACTTTGTACATGGAGGTGTTGATGTAGGAGATCGCGAAGCAATTCGTGAGATTACGGAGAAGAGTAATAACTCTATCATCGTTGCATCCTACGGAACATTCTCAACAGGTATCAATATTCGTAATCTACATAATGTAATCTTTGCCTCTCCGTCGAAGTCCAGAGTTCGCAACCTACAATCTATTGGTCGTGTACTACGGAAAGGTGAAAACAAGTCGCAAGCAATACTATACGATCTCGCTGACGATACTTCCAAGGGAGCATCTAGGCGTAATTACACCCTCAATCATCTGATCGAAAGAGTCAAGGTGTATAACGAGGAAAAATTTGATTATGAAATTCTGAACGTAAAGATCAAGTAAAACTATGCTCAACTATGTAAGACATGATGAAGAGTTTCACTGTAGCATACGTCTAAACTACGGTGCAGAGATTATTGGTCTGTGTCTAGTATCACTAGATGAAGAGACTGGTAAACATATTGTATATGTACAAAATCCTGTTGAAGTCAATGTGATGATACAGGAAAGACCTGATGGCAAAACAGTTAGAGGATTAGGTTTCTCTCGCTGGTGCGCCTTCTCAGATGAAGAATTTTATATACTTGATGGTGACCAGATCCTTACTATGTCAGCACTCGGTAAGGAAATGATAGGAATGTATGAAGGTTACCTCATATCAGAAGAAGAGGAAAAGATCAAAGACGTTGACCTAGCGAAGAACGCGACCCCCGCTGACAAGATCAAAGGGAGTGTAGGTAAGATTGAGGACGCCCGCAAAAGATTTGAGCGTATGTTCAAAGATAAAGCCTAAAGTGCCCTTTGAACCCCACAGTGTTAGTCTATAGGGAAATGCAGAGGTTGTCAACCCCCCTGTTCTGTGCTATACTATGTGTGTTGATTCAATCACCGTATGCTTACTACGCCTGTGAAACGAAAGAAAGAACATTATGTTGATAACAAGAAGTTCTTAGCTGCCCTTGTAAAGTACAGGGACCAGAAGGAGATCAATGAGATTCAAGGTAAACCTAAACCTCGTGTAGATAATTACATTGGAGATTGCTTTCTAAAGATTGCAACTCACCTCTCATATCGTCCTAACTTCATCAACTACATGTATAAGGATGACATGATCTGCGATGGAGTAGAGAACTGTATCCAATACATCGATAACTTCGACCCTAAGAAATCTAACAATCCATTTGCATACTTTACGCAAATTATCTACTATGCATTTCTACGCCGTATCCAAAAGGAAAAGCGTCAACTAGACATCAAAGATAAAATTATCGAGAAGTCTGGGTTTGATGATATTGCATCAGTGGATGAGACTGATCCGTCATACCACCAGATCAAGTCCCGTATTGAAATGCGAATGAATTACTGATGAAGATTCTTCTTATCACAGATCAACACTTCGGTGTTCGTAATGACAACCAAGCATACATTGAAATGTACCGCCAGTTCTATGGCGATCTTGTAATCCCTTTCATCAAAGAGAGTGGAATTGACACTGTTATTTGTCTAGGTGATACGTTTGATAAACGTAAGAGCATCAACTTCAATTCGCTGGAAGCAGCGAAAGATATGTGGTTTGATCCTCTTCGCGAACTTGGCGTGACAATGCACATGCTAGTCGGGAACCATGACATCTATTACAAGAACACTCTACGAATCAACGCCCCAAGTGAGTTACTTGGAGAATACGACAACATCAGGGTATACACAGAACCTAGTGTTGTTGAGTTTGATAGTTGCGATATTCTTCTTTTGCCTTGGATATGTGATGGAAACCGAGAAGGATCCATCCGTGCTATCTCAGAAACTGATGCTGCTGTCTGCATGGGGCATCTTGAGCTTGATGGGTTTGAAGCTCACCCTGGTGCTTATATGAAGGGTGGTATGGACAAGAAGACCTTGAGTAAATTCAAGAAAGTCTTCTCAGGTCATTTCCACATGAAGTCCAGTAAGGGCAATGTAACCTATCTTGGCAATCCATATCAACTCTATTGGAATGATTATGGATGCAAGCGTGGATTCCATGTGTTTGATACTAACACCATGAGAACTACGTTCTATCGTAATCCTAATGATATGTTCCGAAAGATCTATTACAAGGATGGTGACATCCGTATGGATAAGGAAGATAGCATCAAAGGTAAGTACGTCAAACTTATCGTAGAAGAAAAAAATAACCACGCTGCATTTGACGAGTTCCTTCGTCAAGTACAGGATGAGGGTCCTGCCGATTTGAATGTCATCGAAAACCTAGGTGTAGAACTAGAAGAGGGTGTTGAGGTACTGGAAACCGAAGATACTCTTACTCTGTTAGAGACCTACATAGATGAAGCAAAAGAAAATATAAAGGCAGACCACGAGTCTATCAAAAAACTGATAAAATCACTGTACATCGAAGCGTGCGAAATCTAATGTGGATACTTGTGGCACCCCAGAGCGGCGGAGTCTACGCTGCCAAAGACATGCTGGGCAAGAAAGTTGTTCAGTTGTTTGAGGAAGAAGACGACGCTGTAAGATATCACGGGTTGCTAGAAGCAGAAGACTTCAAAGATGTCCTCACAGTGGAAGAAGTTGAACTACCACAGGTAGTTGCCAACTGCAACAAATACGGTTATAGTTACACCATTATCAAGAAAGACGATCTCGTTATTCCTCCCCCATGATTTTATTTGAAAAGATTCGTTGGAAGAACTTCCTGTCTACTGGTAACCAGTTCACAGAGTTCGATCTGATGGAATGTCCGTCTACCCTAATAATTGGGAGGAACGGTGCTGGAAAGTCAACAATTCTAGACGCATTATGTTTCGGTCTCTTCAACAAACCGTTTCGTAAGATAAATAAATCGCAACTAATCAACACTGTAAACGAAAAAGAATGTGTCGTTGAAGTAGAATTCAGCGTCTCTATGAGTCACTATAGGGTGGTCCGTGGGATCAAACCTAACACATTTGAAGTATACAAAGATGGAAGATTACTCGATCAGGACGCAGCAGCTAAAGATACTCAAAAGTATCTTGAACAGCAAGTCCTCAAACTCAACTATAAGTCTTTTACACAAGTCGTCATCCTGGGAAGCTCAACATTTGTACCGTTCATGCAGCTCCCAGCATCACATCGAAGGGAAGTAATTGAAGACCTGTTAGACATTGGTATCTTCTCTAACATGAACACTGTCCTGAAAGACCGTGTGAGCACCCTGAACCAACGTAAGACTGACTGTGATCATATGCTAAAGTTAGCATCTGAGAAGGTTAGTATGCAGGAGCGCAACATCTTGAATCTTTCAAACGCGATGGAAAATCGTGTTGATGAGAAGAAGCAGAAAGTTCAGGATAATACTAACAGCATCCTAGAACTACAACGTAGATTACAAAAACTCAAAGACGAGATTAGTACCAAGGAAGATAACCAAGGTGCTAGGGTCGATCTGTCTGGACGCATCGATAAACTCAAGACCATGCGTGCTAAGGTATCGCAGAAGCGTAGCACAGTTGGCAAAGAATTCAAGTTCCTTACAGACAATAGCACCTGCCCTACATGCTCTCAGGAGATTGCACAAGATTTCAAACAGCATAGGATGACAGAACTCGATGCTAAAGAGATTGAGTTCACTAATGCTATCAATCAAATGAACGACGCTATCAAAGATAGTGTAGATCAACTTGGTGAGATGGAAGAGAAGTCTAAAGAACTTGCTACACTTCGCAGCAACTTGAATACTCACGAGCGTGATATCGTAAGGTTTGAGTTTGAAAATCTAGATCTCAATAAACAGATTGTTGATCTTCAAACTAATCAACCTAATATCGAGAAGGAAAGAAGTATCTTACAGGAACTACAAGAGGCATACAATACTCAAAGTTCTGACTGTGCTAGTATTAGTAAAGAGTACGATGAGTATAGGATTGTATCTAACCTCTTGAAAGATTCTGGTATCAAGAGTAGAATCATCAGGAAGTACATTCCTGTGTTCAATACACTTATCAATAAGTACCTACATAGCATGGACTTCTATGTCAACTTCACTATTGATGAGAACTTTGATGAGAGAATCAAATCACGTTTCCGTGATGACTTCTCCTACTCTTCGTTCTCTGAAGGTGAGAAGCAGAAGATTGACTTGGCACTATTGTTCACTTGGCGAGAGATCGCACGAATGAAGAACAGTGTATCCACCAATCTTTTGATCCTTGATGAAGTCTTCGACTCCTCGCTTGACGAGGGCGGTACACAAGAACTCATGAAGATCTTGCGTAATCTGGGAAATGATGCTAACATATTCGTCATCTCCCACAAGGGAGAAATCCTAGTCGATAAGTTCCTGAAGACTGCTATCTTTGAGAAAGTCAATGACTTTTCCAAAATGCGTTATGATGGATGACAGTTTCTAGGGGACTTCGGTCCCCGCTACGGGGTGTAGCTCAGTTTGGTAGAGCAGGCGCTTTGGGAGCGTCAGGCCGTAGGTTCAAATCCTATCGCCCCGATTCCGTGTGAAGGAAGTGTAAGGAGTGTTTCGACACTCCTTTTTTCTGCAATAAAATATTACAATTGTATAACATGATACATTTTGTATGTTACATTCCAAATTTGGGGTTTATCAATATAAGTAATAATAGAATTGAGAAAGGAGAAATGATTCCAAACTGGTCTACATGATGCTGTTCGCTTATGGAGATCGTCATGCGAAACTTACTATCACGCAGTCAACTGGATGAATGGCGTCATTTTGAAAATACTATAGATGAGCTCAACATTGAGTTAGATAGAGTCAATGACTACTATGAATGTCTGATTGAATGCGATGACTCCCAGTCTACTTGCAAAAGGATTTGCAGGAGGATTCTTATGGAAGTATGACCTTTATTACGGGGAGGGCTTGACGCCCTCCTTTTTTATGCTATACTAGTGGAAACACGTTATCCCCATGTACAAACCTTACTCCCCAGAGTGGCATAGGTATCGCTACCTCAAAGAAGCCATCGACAAATACTTGGATGACTACGTTGATAATGATGTTATCATGAGAGACATCCTAAATATAGTGTGTGATAGACAAGAAGCAGCACATGCTGAGTATCACAGACTAGAGGATCTAGAACAAAAACTGCGGGAGTAATTATGCTATCTACTGCTTACCGACTCCGACTAGAGTCCATTTGCAGATGTATCGCTAACAACGAACAAGTCCCCCTAGAGGACATGATCTGGGCAGAGAAACTTGCGAAAGCACATACTCTTGCTAGAGATTGGTTGAACAAAGCACGTCGCCAATCTAATGGTATAGAAGAAGGCAGTATCGACGATTTTATGAATAGGATGGGACTAGGAGACCCCGACCCATCCAATCATAGAACGGGGTTTGAAGGTGCTGATGAAATTGTAGACTGGTTCCAGCGGGACAAACCCGATGACTGGAGACAGAGAGATTAGTGTCACATGGGTTGACTATTTGATCCATGGCACGCTATAATAGGATCATACGCGACACAGAACACTTCATGAAAGCAGTCAACACAGAGGTAAAAGGCAATCTTGCCCGTCTCCTCGCGACTGAAAACCTGCATGTAGAACACCGTAAGATCTCTACAGCATACTTTGATGTGCAACGCCGAGTGCTTGCACTTCCTATCTGGAAGGATGTAACTGGAGATGTCTATGACCTCCTGGTAGGTCATGAAGTAGGACATGCTCTGTATACTCCTAACCAATCCTTTGGCGATGCTCCTAAGGATTTTGTAAACGTTCTGGAAGACGCTCGTATTGAACGTAAGATGAAGGTCACTTATCCTGGTCTTCGTAAGTCTTTCTTCAAAGGATATCGTGAACTAAATGACAGAGATTTCTTTGCCATCCGTGGCGTTGATTTGTCTGAAATGAATTTGATCGATCGTATCAACCTGTATTTCAAAGTAGGAAATGACATCCCCTTCAAAGAAGAGGAGAAGGTTTGGATCCAACGTGCAGAGAACACTGTTACGTTTGAAGATGTTGTCACGCTTGCTGAAGAACTTCATGAGTATATCAAAAAGCAGCAAGAACCTGCTCCTGAGATGCCTGAGATGGATCTTCCTGAAGACACTAAGGACCCTACAGGCGACCCAGGAGGTTCTGGAGAGGGTGGCGACCCATCCGAAGATTCAGAACCTAGTAGTGATGATAGCACTGACAGGACTGATAGTGGAGACGATAAGGATGTTGATCCTGATCTAGATACACCCTCCTATCAAGAACAGTTCGGTGATGCAGATCCAACTGAGTCTCTCACTAATCAAGCATTCGAGCGTTCTCAGCAAGATCTGATTGATGATAATGCAAAGGAGTGGATCTATCTTGATCTTCCTAAGTTTGATTTGAAAAGTATTGTTGTTGAAAGCGACAAGATTCTAGAAGTCCTCCGCAATCATTTCTATCATATTGCAGAGGAGCGTGTATACTCTCGTGAGAAATCGTTCTCTGCATTCAAAAAGTATAAGAAAGATTCTAACCCTTCTGTAAACTATCTCGTCAAGCAGTTCGAGATGAAGAAGTCCGCTGATGAATATAAGCGTGCTACAACTGCTAAGAGTGGTGTTCTTGATACCAATTCTCTATACAAATATAAACTTACTGATGACATCTTCAAGAAAGTCACTACAGTAACTGAGGGTAAGAACCACGGTCTAGTATTCCAACTTGACTGGTCTGGATCTATGTCCAATTGTTTGATGGATACTCTCCGTCAACTGTATAATCTTATCTGGTTCTGCAAGAAAGCACAGATTCCTTTTGAAGTCTATGCATTCCAATCGACTGGATATAACTCCCTGTCACCTTGGCACCCTACTGCTCAACAGAAAGAGATCAACACCATTTATATCGGTGATGACTTCCATCTGCTCAAGTTGTTTCATTCTAAAATGAAGCAGAAAGATCTTGATGAGATGATGATGCTTGTGTGGGCACAATGCTATGGTATGGCAAACAATTACTACACCGCACATGGTTACTCTCCACACTTGACACTTGGTGGTACACCTCTTGCTGAAGCAGTTATCTGCACTCGTGAGATTGTAACTAAGTTCAAGAGAGCAAACAATGTACAGAAAGTCAATGTAATTTGTCTGTCTGATGGTGAAGCAAACCCCATGGGATATGTTGTGGAGAAACGATACAACTATCATCAGGAAGAATATTGGGCATCTGGTCTAATGTGTCACCGTCTTGATAAAGTATTCATTCTTCGTGATCCCGTCACTAAATATCAACGTAAGATCAATCAATCCCCATATACTACCACGAAGGAAATTGTATCCTTCTTCCGTGAGATCACTGACTACAACTGGATTGGGTTCCGTCTCTGCAATAAGCGTGAGGCAATGTGTATGATCTCAGATATTGACCAAGGTGACTATGCCAAGTCTTGGCAGAAAGATAAGTTCGTTGAGGTAAAAGATCTACTAGGATTCTCTGTCCAGTACATCATACCTAACCGTAATATCGGAACAGGTACTGAAGATCTTGAAGTCAAAGCAAAGAACGAGGTTGCCACAAAAGCAGAACTCCAACGTGCATTCAAAAAGCACATGGGTTCTAAGATGACAAACAAAACAATTCTAAACAAATTCGTAGAAGTTATCGCATGAACACAGCAGTTATCTACTCTAATGGTAGTCAAGAATGTGAACGAGTCGCCTCCCTGCTTAGATCGCTGGGGGGCGAATTTTTAGAATATAAATTGAATAAGCATTTTACACAGAAAGCATTTGAAACTGAGTTCGGTTTGGAAGCAACGTATCCACAAGTTGCTATCGGTTCTCAGCACGTTGGAAATCTAAAAGAAACTTTACAATACTGTAAGAATAATGGATTGTTCACTTGAGAGACTGGCACAATAGCTTGCACAACGCTATGATCCGTGCTATACTATGATCATACAATACAAAACAATCCATGGCATTTGAGGCACACCCCCTGACCACTGACCAGATCATCGAGTGGGTGAAGGTCAATGTTGGAAGTGATGAGTTTACTTCTGACCACTTGAAAAAAATCTCTCTTGAGTTCGGTCTCGATACTCAGTCTGTCCGTAAGCGTGTTGCTCACTTGCGTGTGAAGACAGGTGTTTACAATGTCAATTGTTCTGCACCTGTTTCTAAGAAGTCTAAGAAAAAGACTACTAAGAAACCTGCAATTGCACCAGCACCTGCTGTTACTCCTGTTAGTCCTGTAACTAATTCTGAGCATCTCGTACCTTCCAAAGATGATACCTACGTCCCTTTTGGTAACTTCAACGATGTCAAGAAGATTATTCGTTCTAGTAAGTTCTACCCTGTTTTCATTACTGGTCTGTCTGGCAACGGTAAAACTTATTCCGTTGATCAAGCATGTGCTCAACTAGATCGTGAGTTGATTCGTGTAAACATTACTATTGAAACTGATGAAGACGATCTTCTCGGAGGTTTCCGTCTTATTGACGGTAATACTGTTTGGCACAACGGTCCTGTTGTTGAAGCATTGCAGCGAGGAGCAGTTCTTCTCTTGGATGAAATCGACCTTGCCAGTAACAAGATCCTATGTTTGCAATCCATCCTTGAAGGTAAGGGAGTCTTTCTCAAGAAGATCGGCAAGTGGGTTGCTCCAGCAGCAGGATTCAACGTACTAGCAACTGCTAACACTAAAGGTAAAGGTTCTGATGATGGTCGTTTCATCGGCACCAACGTATTGAATGAAGCATTCCTTGAGAGGTTCCCTGTAACCTTGGAGCAAGAATATCCTTCTGCTACCATTGAAACTAAGATCCTTACTAACAACGGATGCGATAATAAGTTTGCTGAGAACCTTGTCAAGTGGGCAGGTATTATCCGCAAGACATTCTACGATGGTGGTGTTGATGAAGTTATCACCACTCGTCGTCTTGTACACATCGCTGAAGCATCTGCTATCTTCACTGATCGCTTGAAGTCTATTGAGGTGTGTGTCAATCGTTTCGATGATGACACTAAGAATTCCTTCCTGGATCTCTACACTAAGATTGACGCGGGAGAAGAAACCGAGTATACTGGTGACAATGCTAACATCCTTTGCGACAACGACTGATGAAGTACAATGAAGACGAACTCCTGAAGGAGTTGCGAGACTACATCGCAGGTACTTACAATCAGCACTATGCAACTGACAAGATTCAGACGCTAGACCTGATTGATGCCTGTGGTGATGCAGAAGCATTCTGTAGATCTAACATTCTAAAGTATGCTTCTCGATATGATAAGAAGGGCACTGCCCGACGTGATATCATCAAAATTCTACATTATGGTTTGCTGCTACTTCACTTCAGCGACCAATCTGCAAAACGTGAGGACTACCCTAACCGATGACAATTCTTTCAAAGCGCACTCAATCTATCCTTCGGAACTTTTCCAATATCAACAATTCTATTGTTATCAAACCTGGTAGTTCCCTTCGGACTCTGAGTGTCAACAAAAATATTCTTGCTGTAGCAAAGGTCCCTGAGACTTTCGAGCAGCAGATTTCTATCTATGACTTGGCATCTTTCATTGGTGGACTTGATCTATTTGTGAATGGTGCTGAACTTCGCCCCGAATCTAACTACGTTCAAATCGTAGATGCTAACGACGCTCGTCGTCAAACCCGTTTTTATTATGCCGACCCTGACATCATTGTTCAACCACCTGACAAAAACCTCGACCTTCCCTCCGTTGATGTTACTTTTGACATCGCTGGTGCTGACTTCGAGAATCTGATCAAGGCAGCACGTCTTTATCGTGTCCCTGATTGCTGTGTGTTTGGTGCTGATGGTAAGGTAACTATGTGTGTTACCGACAAGAAGAATGAAACTTCAAATACATTTGCTGTAGAAGTTGGCACAACCGACAAAGACTTCTGTCATTGTTTCAAAGTTGAGAATCTCAATCTTCTGATTAGTGACTATACTGTACAAATCAGTTCTAGCAAAGTTGCTAAGTTCACTGCTTCAGATCTTGAGTATTGGATTGCACTTGAACCTTGAGTAAGTTTGCACTCCAAGGTTACGAATATCTTCCTGGTCTCTTAGATGATCAGGAAGCAGTTCAACTTGAGAGAGAACTAGATAGCATCTTTTATGAGATGCCTATGGAATATGATCCTGGTCGTGGTCTGATCAAGATGGTATACAAACCACCATGTGCTCAGACAATACATGACAGAGTTCAATACTTTCTTACGAGATGGTTGAGAACTGATCTACTTCCAACGTATTGGTTTTGTACCCAATACTATAACAAGTCTTACATGGCAGCACATAAAGATCGTGATGCATGTGAGATTTCTGTTAGTCTGAATATACAACAGACAGAACCCTGGAAACTACGACTGCGTGATCGCTTCGGAAAGAAGAGAGCGTTTGACACACCACCTGGTGATGGTGTATTGTATGCAGGGTGTGATATCGAACACTGGCGTACACCGTACAAAGGTCATCGATACACTCAACTATTCCTTCATTATGTAAAAGCAAATGGAACTCGAACAGAACAGCAAGGGGATGCGTTCAACTCAGATTGCTGAGTTTGATTATCAGAATCGTGAGTGTGGTACTTGCAGTATGTGCTGTCAAGGATATTTGTATGGCGAAGCATACAATGCTCCATTCTTTCCCAATCATCCATGCCACTATTGGGATCCTGAAGGTGGTACACGGGGTTGTGGTGGGTGCTCTATCCACCAAGATCGCCCTGCTATCTGCGTGCAGTTCAACTGCCTCTGGAAACAGACTAAGCAGATGCCTATGTGGATGAAACCAAATAACAGTAAGGTCCTTGTATATACTCGTGAGTGGAAAGATTCTACTGGTGAGTTCCTGAGACCTGGTGAGTCCTTGCAATGGATTTCTGCTGTTGAGTGTGGTCAGCAGATGGACTCTAACGTATTGTCTTGGTTGATCCAGCAGGCACGTTACTCTAACTGGAACCTGCACTACCAACTGAAAGGTCAAGATCACTATCTTGGATCTGAACAGTTCCACCAATTCGTTGATTCGTCTAAAGAACTACAACAGGACATTCTGTACAATGGACAACAAAACCCCATCAAGTAGTCTGACGCCAGTCCTAATGTTTCTAGGCGTTATCGCTGCTACCCTGTCAGTTATTGTCGCAGGGTATTTCCATGGTAAAATGAATGTAGGTGCCGTCTGGCACAACTTGAATAACTTTCACTAAATTATGAATGACTTCCTCTGGGTTGAAAAGTATCGTCCTCAGACGATTGAAGAATGTATCCTTCCTGAAGAGACTAAGCAAATCTTTCAAGGATTTGTTGAGCAAGGTGAGATTCCTAATCTTCTTCTTAGCGGGAACGCTGGTGTTGGCAAGACTACGATTGCAAAAGCGTTATGCCACATGCTGGGCACCGATTATATTCTTATCAACGGATCTGATGAAGGTCGCTTTCTGGATACGATCCGTGATAAAGCAAAGTCTTTCGCGAGCACGCTCTCGCTGACCTCTGAGGCACGCCACAAGGTCATCATCATTGATGAGGCAGATAACACCACCCCTGACGTACAACTACTTCTGAGGGCATCTATTGAGGAGTTCCAGAAGAACTGTAGGTTCATCTTCACTTGCAACTTCAAGAACAAGATTATCGAACCTCTTCATTCTCGTACCACAGTTGTAGATTTCAATATCTCTGGTAAGACAAAGCAGGTATTGTGTGGTCAGTTCATGAAGCGTTGTCAACACATTCTTGAAGAGAATGAGGTTGAGTATGAACCGAAGGTAGTCGCAGAACTTATCATGAAGTTCTTCCCTGACTTCCGTCGTACTCTCAATGAACTGCAACGATACTCTGCCACTGGTAAGATTGATACTGGTATCATGGCAGTGTGTAGTGACGCTACCTTTGATTCATTGGTTGTGTCTATGAAGGAAAAGAAGTTCACTGATGTGAAGAAGTGGGTAGAACAAAACCTTGATAACTCACCTGCACAGATTATGCGTGGGTTGTATGATAGAATGTATAATATTTTGAACAAGCAAAGCATTGGTGCTGCCGTGTTGATTATTGCTGAGTATCAATATAAGTCTGCCTTTGTTGCAGATCAGGAGATCAATCTTCTCGCTTGTCTGACACAACTTATGATGGAGTGTGAATTCGTATGATTGCCCTAAAGACCCCTCTACGCTATCCTGGTGGTAAGTCTCGTGCTACTAAGAAGATGGCACAGTTCTTTCCTGACATGACTGGTATCAGAGAGTTTCGTGAACCCTTTGTTGGTGGTGGTTCTGTAGCACTCTACATGACACAGATGTATCCTGACATGACTATCTGGGTCAATGATCTATATGAACCTCTGATCAATTTCTGGAAGGTTCTGCAGACAGACGGTCAGAAGATGCGTGATCAACTGGTTCAACTCAAGATTCGCCACCCAGATCCTACGTCAGCGAAGGTTTTGTTTTCAGATGCAAAGGAGTATCTTGCACATCACACAAAACCTGATCCACTTCAGAGTGCTATCAGTTTCTATATTGTGAACAAGTGTTCGTTCTCTGGTCTTACTGAGTCATCTTCTTTCAGTAAGCAGGCATCAGACTCTAACTTCTCGATGCGTGGTATTGATAAACTGCCATACTACCAGCAACTCATTCGCAACTGGAAGATTACTAACTACACATATCGAAGTGTAATGGGTAAGGGTGAAGATATTTTCATCTACCTTGATCCTCCGTATGATATCAAAGATAATCTGTACGGTAAGAATGGTAAGATGCATTCTAAGTTCAACCACGATCACTTCGCGATAGATTGTGATGCCTATCGACATTCAGTAAAAATGATGGTATCATATAATTCTAGTCAACTCGTCCTGGATCGTTTCAAAGATTGGAATGCACAGACGTTTGATTTGACCTATACTATGCGTAGTGTTGGCGACTACATGAAGGAGCAGCACGAGCGTAAGGAATTACTCCTGTTGAATTACTAATGAACATTTTTGTTACTGATCCCGATCCTATCAAGTCTGCTCAGGTATTACCCGACAAGCACATTGTCAAGATGCCACTAGAAACCTGTCAGATGTTATCTATCGTAGGTTCTAAGAAATGGGGTCGTGGTTTTGGTGAACTACCTAAGTTAGATGGAACACCATACAAGACAGAGAAGGGTGCATTTCGTAATCACCCTTGCACTATCTGGGCACAAGATAACTGGTCGTGGTTGATCCGTCACGGTCTAGCATTGTGCGAAGAGTATACACACAGGTATGGTAAGGTTCACAGTTGCGAATCTACTCTCCTACATGCAGAGAAGATCTTTCGTTTCCAATACATCAGGTCTACCAGAGAGTTCTCTGAGGACTTTGTATTTGCAGGACCAGATGAATTCAAGTATGATACCACCATTGACATCTTCACTGCATACAAAAGATACATTGCATCTAAACCTTGGGTCAAAGATAACTATTTGCGTAGACCCGAACGCAAACCAGAATGGGTATAATGTGGAGAATATGGGCAAAAGCACTAGGTGAGAAGTACGGACGAACAGACAGAGAGGCAGATAGTATTGCTGTAATACGCACCTTTATTTTTATTTCTTACTTGGTTACCAACCTTTTTATTATTAGCGGAGTGATCCGTCATTGGAACTATGGCATTCGATCAGAACTATCCACTCAAGGATTATCTAAACACGATCAATCTAACGAAGAAGAATCTAATGGAACAGGGGGATCCCCTCTGGGAGAAAAAGTATCCAGCGTTCATTGTCAATAAGTGTTTATCACATCATCTCGATACAGTAATGTATGCTAACGAGATGAATATGGCACCTGATCTTGACAATCGCTTGCAATATGATTTTTTTATAAATACGGTTAGACCCAGGAAGAGATTCTCTCCTTGGGGTAAGAAGGAAAAAGTCACGGACCTTGATATTGTAAAACAATACTATGGGTATTCAAATCAGAAGGCACTAGATGCACTTCGCATTTTGACTTCCGAACAACTTGAATTTATAAAATCGAAATTGGATACAGGTGGAAAATGAGTGAAACTGAAGTTCTCTGGAATAAGTCCGACATGATTGAAGTTACTCTGGGTGAACCAGATGACTTCCTCAAAGTTCGTGAGACTCTGACTAGGATAGGTGTTGCTTCTAGGAAGGAACGCAAACTATATCAGAGTTGTCATATCCTTCATAAGAAGGGACAGTATTATATTGTTCACTTCAAGGAATTATTTGCTCTAGACGGAAAGAAAGCGAATATTACAGAGAACGACATCCAACGTCGTAATCGTATTATTCAACTTCTATCTGACTGGGGTCTGGTGAAAATTGTATCTCCAGATTCAGTTCAAAATCTCGCTCCTCTGAGTCAAATAAAAGTGATTTCATATAAGGATAAGGGAGATTGGCAACTTGAGTCGAAGTATAACATCGGCAAAAAGAGGCAACCAGAAAATGACAACAACACCCCCAACACCTGAAGAGAAAGATAACGATGAAGACAAGAGTGAAGTTCTTGGTAATCTAGTAAAGGTAGTGGTACTCATCTGGAGTGCTTCTCTTCTTACATTCAGTTACGTTAGACTTCCAAACGGTCAAAAGATTTTAGATTTCGATCCTACATTTATCGCCTCGGTCTTTAGTGGATCCTTAGCTGCGTTCGGATTGAGTCCAGCAAAGAATGGATCTGCACCTAAAAAGGCACCTGAGATCAAGAGAAAGGAAGAAACAGAACCTAGGGTATAATCATGACTTCTAAACTAAAGTGGATTGCAATAGGTCTTGGGGGACTCGTAGGAGTCTCCCATATTGGTTTGCTAGGATATGTTCTTAGACCTACACCTCAGGTACAGGAACCTCCTACTATTCAAATTCCAAACGGTCCATACTCTTCCTATAGGTTGAAGGCAACAAAGGAAGGATATGAGATTGAGTATCGTGCCAATGATCCTAGAGTGATGGAGTCTGAAAAGTCTTTGAATCTTGACCGTGAAAAGAAAGGACTCTTTGGCGGTACAGACGAGAAGAGAACAGAGTATCGTCGTGATCAATATACCATGGACGGTTATCGTAACATGGGAGGCGCGGCAGACACCACCGAGGGAAAGTTGAGTGCAAAAGACGTGGAGTGTTTAGTGGCGGACGCTGGAGCACGGTCACAAGGTGCAATGGCAGGTAGTGCTATCGCTGCTGGTGCTGTTGTCCCAGCAGTTGCTAGCGTACCTTATGTTGGATGGTTGGCAGGTGGTTGGGCACTGCTTCTAGGACAGAAGGCAGGGTCTGAGATCGGATCACAAGTCGGTGAAGTATTCAATGATTGCTAATGGAAATCAAAGAGATTAGAATCAACTCTAGACCCATCCCTGAAATTAGGTTGGATCTCATAGACGTAAACGTTTCTACTTTCACTGAGCGTACACCACCCTCAATTCCAGCGGCACCTCCTGTCACTGTAGAATTGGGGTCACCTATCGTTGATATCCCTGGCTGTGTAGAGGTACACACTACTAATAATAGAAGAAATGAAGCAATCAAAGAGGACGATCCCAAGGGAACTAGTACAATTTGCGATGCTGGCCTTCCTAGTTTCAATCCTCTTCGCTTTGAACCTGAACAGATGATATACACAGGTGAGGCAGAAGTCCCACCTGTAAAGGCACCAGAAGCACCAGAGGTCAAAGCACCAAGCATCCCAAATACTGCAGCAACCGCTAAGGTTGAATGTCCTACAGAAGCACAGAAACTAAAAGAACCTGTAGGTACACTAGTAGAAAACGGTACTAAAAAAATTATTGAGTATAGACTGGTTGGTAAGGAATGTATACCAGTCACAGAAGAGATAGGGATACCCGATCAAATTATTCAAGCAATCCCAACAGCAGGAGCAATCACAACTACTGCTGGCATTGCTGTGGTTGCAACTACATCAGCACTATTAGCAAAACCGCTGGCAGACATACTATTGAAAGTAGTCAAACCAACGGTCAAGAAAGTTATCAAGAAGATTGCTGCTATTAGGGGGAAGCAACTTCCCGCCCAGTCGTTATCTCAGCGCCGAGTTGAGCAGCGTCAGAGGAATCTTGCGATTCGGAAGTTGAGGGTGAAGGAATAGAGTGAACATGTGGTTTGATATGGTTCACGTTATGAACAACCACGTCAGCACACACTTTCGCCATAGGACTTTTTGGGTGGAACATAATACCTTGCTGTAAAAGTTGTCCACAATTCTTGAGTCTCGCGATCTCAAAATCGAGCCTCTTATTAGCATGTGCTTGCTGCATCAATGATATGTTAGCTTGCGCTGCTTCCTTACATTGATCTTGTAGTTTCTTATCCAGTGGTTCAGACCAAGTGATAGAGAAACCTACAGATAGATTGAGGTTATCTTTCTGTCCAGTTCTAGTAGGTTGTTCCCATAATATGGCACCTGGATTATCTGGTGCCCCATCTTCATCCAAGTCACGCATATCATAGACTGGTGTATTATACCAAGGTTCATATGGTCTTTGAGCTGACGCACTAGCAGTCACAAAGGGGGTAAAATTTCTAGTAGGACCTTGACACTGGATCCCTGCCCCATAAGTATTAGTGATATATGGACCCTGTAAAACCTGGATAGCTTGGTTGGTCACTGAGCCTGAGCTATTCGCGATTGGAGATGCTGTTGCAGACACACCACCAACTGTCTCTGCATTTACAGGTGATGCTACAATAGCAGCAACTACTGGGAGAAGATACTTGTAGTGTCTGTTACGCTTGTGACCTCTGTTACTCTGTTGATAATTGTGTGGTTGCTCAAACCAGGTCCTGAATATGTTTCTGTGAACTGAAACGCTGCGCCTGGTGTCGTTTGAGTGAAGGTTGGTTTGCTTGTCACTCCTGTCCATGTCGATGTTACTCCATCAATAGTTACATTGTTCGTACCAGTCCCAGGTGATAGGTTACCGCTGGCGGTAATTCCTGAGCCAGTTGCTGAGTATTGATAACCAGTGTTGTAGTCCATCGAGTTGATGGTCTCGGTTATCTTTTGGGTCGTCTCTGTGTGGCTCGTCATTGAGCCCTGTGTGAAGTTCGGGACCACGGGGACCGCCTGGGCAGGAGCAAGTATGGCACTTGCACCCACCACACTTAGGACAGACCAAAGTATCGTCTTTCCAAAACGGGTCATCACGAGGGTCCTCAATCAATTACAGTGATCTCGCTAACGTACTGTCCTGTCGCACTAGTACCTGCTCCCCCTGCGGTTACGGTTAGAGCACCGCCAGTGGTCACAGTACCTGCCAGAGTACCAGCAGTTCCAGAGGCATAAGATGTCTGATTAGAGAAAGCACTAACTGCACCCACGCTGGGAGCAGATGTAATTACAGAATCGCCAGCAGTAAAAGAATTACTGTAGCTGAAAGCGTTTCCTGAAGTTGCTTGGGTTGCAGTAGGAATAGATCCTCCAGCAACACCGTTAGAAATAGTACCGAGTCCACCTACGTTCAGGTCAGCGGAACTTCCACCGCCAACGTCAGTTACTACACCACTACCAGAAATAGAATAGGTATTACCCATTCTCGTAGCGGTAGTCCTAGCAGCATCTACAGTCAATTGTACGCTGGATGCGTGCTTAGTCACTAGACCACCTGCCATTGCAGGAGTCGTCATCATTATCATGCCAAGAGCAATGCTTGTATATTTCATTGGTTGCTAGCCGATAAAAATGGTTCTATACTATATATGTTTAGCTATTCTTTATCGGATGTCCGTACCGAACATATGCGGTCGTTACTACCCTAAGTGTGACTGAAATCTTACTACATAATATGGTTGCCTTCGGGGACCATACAATTCACACTCGCTTTATAAGGAGTAGATACAAATGACAGGACTTAGAAAGTTCGGCACGAAAGATCTTGGTGCCATCGTAGACGCTGCAGAAAGATACAGTGTCGGACTAGACGACGTATTTTATAGATTGCATTCCTATGGTATGGGAACTGCAAACGAATCATATCCACCATATAATCTCGTAAAGGAAACCGAGATCAAATGGAGGATTGAACTAGCACTTGCTGGCTGGTCGAAGGACGAAATTGAAGTCTCTACCGAGAGTAACGTCCTCCTAGTCAGATCTAAGACAGCGAAGTCCAAGGGAGAAGAGGAGTACATGCACCGTGGCGTGTCTACTCGGACGTTCGCTAGAGGTTTCAATTTGTCAGATGATGTGGAAGTCAAGAAAGTCTCTTTCCAAAACGGGATGCTCGTGGTAAACTTACAGAAGATCATCCCTGAGCACCAGCAACTCAAACTCTATGACATCGAAGATCCTGAAAGTCCTGGGGCATCCAGTGACTCTGCTGAATAGTCTGCTAGTTGGATTTTTTATCATCGTGGGTTTGGCACATAACCATGCCCACTACACTATGGATCAAGATGCCGATTCCTACGTTCGAGCATGGTGTAAGAAAAACCCTGACACCTGCCAAAGTTACCTGGATGATTATTGATATATAGTGTACAACAGAAGAGACCCTAAGGGGTCTCTTTTTGTATTGGAGGTAACATGAACCTATTTGTAAACTGCTGCCCTAGCGGGTATAACGGTGAATCTGAACTGGTGACGGTCCAAGTGCCTAGCAAATTGACAGAAGATGTGCTACAATATGTACGGACACTATCTGATGCTTATGGTATTGAGGACACGAGAGTCATGAAAGACATCGTAAAAACATCTATTATGGAAATTGAAAGGAGGTATTATGACCGTAAAGATCGGAAGACTCAAAAGCGGTGAAGATGTCATTGCTGACTTCAAGGAAGTATTTTCTGGCGATGACGAAAAGAATCAAAGACCCATTGCATATCAAATGGGACTACCATACTCCATTCAAGTTCTGCCAATTGACGTAGAAGAGAATCGCGGACGTATTCGCAAGATTAGCGAACCCGAACTATTCTTTTCACCTTGGGCACCATTGTCCAAAGAGTCCGAGATCTTCATTCGTATGGATGAAGTGATCAGTTTGTATGACGCACATGATGCAGTCAGCGAAAAATACACAAAAATTATAGAGGCACACCAAGATGGACAACGTGAAAATCCTGCTCCTGAAAAACGGGGGACTGACTGATTACCTAATTGGTAGAGTCACTGAACTAGACGAAGAACCATCTGTGTTCGTAGAGAAATGCTACGCTATCAAAGATGATGACATGGAACCGTATCCACGGTACAGCAAGCAACGTGACTTGTTCTTGACATCTGACTCAATCTTTACTATAGTGGATCCGAACAAGGCAGTCCTTGAACTGTACCTTGACAAGGAGAAAAGCGAACCAACCACCGAATGAGTTTCTACACCAACGTCGAACTGCTGGGCGATAACATCCTCTTCAGAGGTTATGATAACGGACAGTACATACAGTCTCGCACAAAGTTCTCCCCTACCTTGTTCATGACATCGAACAAGAAAGAGAAATACAAGACTCTTACAGGGAAGAACGTCAAAGCGATACAACTAGACTCACCTCGCGAGGCGAGAGAGTTCATAGCAAAGTATGAAGACGTGCATGGTGTAGAGATTCACGGATACGATAGGTTCCTTTATCAGTTCATCGCCAAGGAATACCCTGGTGATATTGATTATGATATGTCGTTGATGAATATCATCACGATTGATATTGAGGTGCAGTGTGAGAATGGATTCCCAGATGTAGAATCTGCGGCAGAAGACATTCTCCTCATCACCATCAAGAACATGAATACAAAGAAGGTGATCACCTGGAGTACACGCGAGTGTAATCCTCCTGAAGGTGTGGAATTTCGTGTGTTCTGGTCTGAGCAAGAACTGTTGAATGACTTCATGGGTTGGTGGTGCAACAACACCCCCGACATTGTTACAGGTTGGAACTGTAACCTATATGATATTCCATACATTGCACGACGAGTCAATCGTGTATTGGGTGAGAAGTGGATGAAGTCATTGTCTCCTTGGAACAAAGTCAATGAACGTGAGATTGTAATTCAGGGTCGCACTAACATCTCGTATGAAGTTGTTGGCGTATCTATCCTTGATTACATGGATCTTTATAAGAAATTTACTTATACGAACCAGGAGTCTTATCGTCTAGACCATATTGCAAACGTAGAACTGGGACAACGTAAGTTGGATCACAGTGAGTTTGATACATTCAAAGACTTCTATACACATGGTTGGCAGAAGTTTGTAGAATACAACATCATTGACGTAGAACTGGTAGATCGTCTTGAAGATAAGATGAAACTATTGGAACTTGCTGTCACCATGGCATACGATGCTAAGGTGAACTTTGAAGATGTATACTCACAGGTGAAGATGTGGGATACCCTCATCTACAATTATCTTGCTAAGGATAATATCGTAGTCCCACCAAAACGTACATCACGCAAAGACGAGAAGTACGCTGGTGCGTATGTCAAAGAACCTGTGCCTGGACTATATGAGTGGGTGGTATCATTTGACCTCAACAGTCTGTACCCTCACCTTATCATGCAATACAATATCTCTCCTGAGACATTGCAAGATCATAAGCATCCTACTGCTACTGTGGATCGTATTCTGAATCAGCAACTTGATTTGTCTGATCTTTGTGGTCAAACAGTGTGCGCTAATGGTGCCATGTATGATACCAGGACACAGGGGTTCCTACCCAAAATGATGCAACGTATCTATGATGAACGTACCATTTACAAGAAACGGATGCTACAAGCAAAGCAATCCCTTGAACATGCCAAGACACCTGCAGAGACCTTGGCATTACAAAAAGATGTTGCAAAGTTCAATAACATCCAAATGGCAAGAAAAATTCAACTCAACTCTGCCTATGGTGCTATTGGAAACCAATACTTCCGATATTACAATCTGGCAAATGCTGAGGCAATCACTCTATCGGGTCAAGTCTCGATTCGCTGGATTGAGAACAAAGTAAATCAGTACCTAAACAAACTACTCAAAACTGAGGACCACGATTATGTTATTGCTTCCGATACTGACAGCATCTACATCTGTCTTGATCTACTTGTTCGCTCAGTATTTGCTGGTAAGGATGTTTCTAAAGAGAGAATCGTCAGTTTCCTCGACGCTGCTTGCAAAGAAAGACTTGAACCTTTCATCGACAACTCCTACAAAGAACTAGCGTTGTATGTCAACGCTTACGAACAAAAGATGTTCATGAAACGTGAGACTATCGCTAACAAAGGTATTTGGACAGCGAAGAAACGATACATATTGAATGCTTGGGATGTTGAGGGGGTACGATTCGTCGAACCAAAACTCAAGATCATGGGCATTGAGGCAGTGAAGTCGTCTACACCTGGACCATGCAGGCAACGAATCAAAGATGCGCTCAAAGTTATTATGAATGGTACTGAGGAGGAAGTTCAGAAGTTTATTGCTGACTTCCGTAAAGAGTTCAACTCTTTGCCACCTGCAGATGTAGCATTCCCCAGAGGATGTAACAACCTAGGTAAGTTCAGCAGCCCTACTATCATCTACACTAAGGGTTGCCCCATTCATGTTCGTGGAGCACTACTATACAATTTCCATATCAAGAAAAATAACCTCACCCACAAGTATCCTCTTGTTCAGAACGGCGATAAGATCAAGTATGTGTATCTGAAGACCCCTAACCACTTGGGAGAGAATGTTATCTCTTTCATTTCTGAGTGGCCTAAGGAACTAAAGCTTGACAAACATATTGATTATGAGTTACAATTCGAGAAGTCGTTCCTTGCACCCCTGCAAGTTATTATGGATACTATCGGATGGGACACCGAGAAAAAAGCAACACTAGAATTTTTATTCGCATGACCACAACAAAGTTTATAGTATCCTATCAGAAAGCGTTTGGATTCTCAGTACGAGAAGAAAAACAATTTACTAAACTAGAAGACGCACAATGGTTCGCCCGTGCCATGAAACGCGCACAATTTATCACAAACATTATGGAGGTCAAGGAGTGAATTTTCTACAGGATGTAGTAAAGGAGATTGGTAATGAGTATGCTTCAGTCGTATCTGATGGAGTCGCAGCAGGTGATACCTCTAATTACATTGATACTGGTAGTTACATTTTCAATGGTTTGGTTAGTGGTTCAATCTACGGTGGAGTCCCAGGAAACAAGATCACTGCTATCGCTGGTGAGTCTAGCACTGGCAAGACTTTCTTTTGTCTTGGGATTGTCCAGCATTTTCTGGAATCAAATCCCGATGCTGGGGTAATTTATTTTGAATCTGAGTCTGCTATCTCTAAGAGCATGATTGAAGATCGTGGTATTGATAGCACTCGTATGATGATCTGTCCTGTCACTACGGTACAAGAGTTCCGTACACAATCAATCAGGATTCTAGACAAGTATCTAGAACAAGATGAGAAGGATCGCAAACCTCTTATGTTTGTACTTGACTCTCTTGGTATGCTATCTACGACCAAGGAAGTTACCGATGCTGAGGCAGGTAACGAGACTCGTGATATGACACGAGCACAAATTGTCAAGTCTATCTTCCGAGTCTTGACTCTCAAACTCGGTAAAGCAAACGTACCAATGCTGGTAACTAACCATACATATGATGTGGTAGGTGCTTATGTTCCTACTAAAGAGATGGGTGGTGGATCGGGATTGAAGTATGCTGCTTCAACCATCATCTATCTCTCTAAAAAGAAAGAGAAGGATGGTAAGGAAGTTGTTGGTAACATTATCAAATGTAAGGCAGCAAAATCACGTCTAACAAAGGAGAATAGCGAAGTTGAAACCCGTCTTTATTACGACCGTGGACTTGACAAGTATTATGGATTACTGGAACTGGGTGAGAAGCACGGAGTCTTCGAGCGGGTTGGTAACCGTATCAAGATTGATGGCACCTCTGTTTATCCTAAATCTATTCTCGCTGATCCTGAGAAGTATTTCACGCCAGAAATCATGATGAAACTTGACAAGGCAGCAGAAGCGGAGTTTATGTATGGCAACTAGTCTAACTGATCACATTAGGTTGTATGATGATTTCGTCCCAGTACCGTTCTGTCATGAACTTATCAACCAGTTCGAGATGGAACGTAGGAAAGAGTATGTCGCTAGAGAGCAGCGTCCACAGTGGACGGAGTTCAACATCTCTCAGCATTATTCCGAACCTCAGTGGCAACACTATCAGACCACAATACAAAATTACTTTGTAGATGCAGTGCAGTTGTACATGGAGGATGTATCATGTGCTCCTGACTTCCCTGCCAAGTATTGTTTTGAACAATATCGTATCAAGAAGTATGAGCAAGGTAGTAGTGATCAGTTCAATGATCACGTTGACGTACAGGACTATTCAAGTGCTAGACGTTTCCTCTCAGTCATGCTATACTTGAACAACGTTCCCGTTGGGGGACGTACTGTCTTCCCCAAACTCGATTACGAAATCGAACCTATGGAGGGAAGAGTGGCAGTGTTCCCTGCAAACTGGATGTACCGACATGCAGGACGACCCACTGTCGAATCTAACAAGTACATTATCGGATCGTACCTGCACTACCTATGAGCATCGAAGAACTCATTATAAATAACCTTTTACATCAAGAGGAATACGCGAGAAAAGTTCTTCCATTCATAAAGCAGGATTATTTTAGTACAATCTCATCGAAGGTTGTCTTTGAAGAAACCTCCAAGTATGTGGACAAGTATAATACCTTGCCCACCTCGGAGGTTCTTCTTATTGAGATTGAGAACCGTAGTGATCTAACTGAAGATACCTTCAAACAGTCACTAGCACTGGTCCACAGTATCTCTGGTGAGACCAGTGAACTGCAATGGATTCTAGACTCCACTGAACAGTGGTGTCAAGAACGTGCCATCTACTTGGCACTCATGGAATCTATCAAGATTGCAGACGGACAGGACGACAAGAGAGACAAGGGAGCGATCCCTAGCATTTTATCTGATGCTCTCGCTGTAGGATTTGACACACATATTGGTCACGATTACATCGAAGATTCAGATGAAAGATATGCATCTTATCACAAGGTTGAAACGAAGATTCCCTTTGACTTGGAATTCTTCAATAAGATTACGAAGGGAGGTCTGGTTAGTAAGTCGCTCAACATTGCGCTTGCTGGAACTGGTGTGGGTAAATCCCTGTTTATGTGCCATTGCGCTGCTGCCACGCTCCTCCAAGGTAAGAATGTCCTGTACATCACACTTGAGATGGCGGAGGAGAAGATCGCTGAGCGTATTGATGCGAATCTTCTCAACATCAACATCCAAGACATAGGTTCTCTACCTAAACCTATGTTCGACAAGAAGATAACTAGTCTCAGTAAGAAGACTCAAGGTCAACTTATTATCAAAGAGTATCCTACTGCCTCTGCTCACGTTGGACATTTCAATTCTCTTCTTAGTGATCTTGCTCTCAAGCGGAATTTTCGACCAGATATTATCTTTGTGGATTACCTCAATATCTGCGCTTCATCTCGCTATAAGGGATCGCTCGTCAATTCCTATACCTACGTCAAAGCAATCGCAGAAGAGTTACGGGGTATGGCAGTTGAGAATGATGTACCTATTGTCTCTGCTACACAAACCACTCGTGCAGGTTATGGTAGCTCTGATGTTGACATTACTGACACTTCTGAATCCTTTGGCCTCCCTGCTACTGCTGATCTTATGTTTGCCCTTATTTCTACTGAGGAGTTGGAGGGTATGAATCAGATCATGGTCAAGCAATTGAAGAATCGTTACAACGATCTCAGTAGAAACAAACGTTTCTGTGTAGGTATTGACAGAGCGAAGATGAGGTTGTATGATGTAGAGCAGTCTGCTCAAGAAGACATACAAGATTCTGGTCAGACTGAAGAACCCGCACCATCTATTCTAAACAAATTCAAAGCAAAGAAAACATTTCAAGATCTAAAGTATGATTGACCCCAAAAAGTATGCAGAGTTTGTCAATGCAGTCACGTCGTCCCCGTCGAAAGACTATCCTAGTTTTACCGCCCGACTCTTTGAACTTGAGAAGGAGGGATTTCCTTCCGAGCGACTGCTTACTGCTGCTGTAGGACTATCTGCTGAAGCAGGTGAGTTCACTGAAGTAGTAAAGAAGATTGTATTCCAAGGCAAACCAGTCAACGAAGAAAATCTCTTCCACATGAAGCGTGAACTTGGTGACATCATGTGGTACATGATGCAAGCATGTATTGGTTTGGAAACTTGTCTCGATGAAATCATTGAGATGAACGTAGATAAACTGTCAGCACGCTATCCTGAAGGTACATTTGATGTACACTTCTCTGAAAATCGTAAACAAGGTGATGTATGAACTTACTAGCACAAGCACAACTTGACCTGGTAGATGCCTGGAACATGAGTTGGGAAGAGGGTATCCAGTTTATTATTGTTCTGGTTGGTCTCTATTATGTAAAGAAGCGTTTGGATTTGCACTTCGCTAAGAAGCAAGCAAAGACTACGATATATAAAGTCAAACTGGTTGATGACAAATGAAAGACGAACCGATCACAGTTGATGACTATAAGTTAGTCTCAGATGAATTCTTCCAGAAGTACGACTTCGTGCAGGAGCGCCTTAGATTGGGTGCTAAAGCAGAAGATGTATTGAAAGTCATGGAAGCACTCTCTGGTGCTGTCATGAAAGACCGTGTAAAAAACAAAGTAGGACCTTTTGGATTCAACAAAAATGGAGCAACAGACGACTCAGATTCCTCAGACACCCAAGACTGAACCAGAATATGAATGGATCGATGATGCATTCCGTGTGGAAGAAACTAGGTTCATGTGGAAGAGTGTACTAAAGAACGGTGATGATTTCTTGTTCGGTCTCACTAAAGAGATCGTACTAGACATGACCCGTTGGCACCTCAAATGCTTACAAGATGGTACACTAGACGATTACAGTCGTGTTGTAAATGATGGTAAAGTAGGAGGTAAACTATGACCAAAAGAACAAAAACCATTGGCAGTGATACCTGGGAATGGGAAGAAACTGATGATACCCGAGCAGCAATCAAAAGATTGCAACGTGATATCTCAGAACGTATTCGCGACCTGGAAAAGGAAGCACCTGATTATGGAGTTGGTAAATGATTGGAAGACTTGATCCTGACGAAGACGTTATGGATGATTCTATTATCGCACAACGCAAATCATCTGCCCTGATGAAGGCACTACATGATAACATCAAGAATACCATCGCAGAATTGGGATGGGATTGTTATGATGATGTAGTTGTAGAGGTTGGTGGCACGTCAGTCTATATGATTGATGGTGCTGGTACTAAATGGGCACCAAAAAAAGGCACACGCAAGTACAACAAAGATGCATTTATTGTTATCAAAAATAAAAGTAGGGATACTTTTTCTCCTTCGCAGGGACCTAAAGATTCATCAGCAGCAGATCATAAATAGCAATGGTACTAGAGTACAACGTATTTTGATCACCTACCCTGCTAAAAAAGATGGCTAAAGTCATGTACAATATGCCTTTTGATAAGGCAACTGCAAAGGCAAAGTCACTCAAAATCAAAGGTGTATGGGATGCCGCAACTAAAGGTATCCCAAACCCAGATTATTTCTTTGCAGATTCTAATTGGAATGCCTCTGGTAGGTCTATGTGGACAATCAAACTAGGTGAGGATAACCTAGACAAGATTGAACAGAACTTGAGTAAGAATGATCCTGAGGTTGATATCAAAATCAAAGCAGGTAAAGCAACTCTTGACTATACCTTTGGTAATTACAACGTCAGGTTTATTGCAAGTAATAAAAAATCTGCTAAAGCAGCAGATGCTAAGACCACTGCCATGCAAGAACGAGCGTCTGCATGGATTTTTCGTAGAGTTCTAAATGATAACATACGCTACAAGGCGTGGACTGATATCAAATTAGACAAAAAGTATTCTGAACTAGAAGACATTTACCCTGGCGTAGAAGAAGAGTGGTTGAAAGTATTCTATGCACAGCAAGCAAGAATGCTAAAAGAATTCCAAGGCGAATCTTTCCATGAGTTCAACAGAGATGGTGGATTTATGGATTATATCTCTGATATCGTACGATCAAAGTTTGGTATCAGTAAGAAAGATACTTGGAACCCTGCAGACATCTGGTGTATCAAGGATGAAGCAGGAGTCATGAGAACTATTGATAAGACTATCGATGGTAATGGTTCTCAAACTATCCTAGAACTCAATGCAGTTCTTAGAAAACTGTATACAGACAGAAAAGTTGTTGGTGTATCTCTAAAGAAAGTCAGTGGTGGCATTGCCAAGTATGAAGAGTATAACATTCGCGAAGATGGCCTAGAAGCGAACTACAACTTCAAGACTGCTAGGATGACATGTCCACTAGCATATAAAAATAGTGATGGTAGAATTGGACAGGACTCAAGAATCTTTGTTGAGGGTCAGGAAAATGTTGTGTACAACTTCCAGATCAAAGGTAATGATTCTACTAAGTTTTCTAATCTGAAGTGGGAACCTACAGAGACAGGTGCTGCCGCTGCTCGTATGGGTAAGGCACCAGTTGATATGGTCAAGAAACTACTTGAGGATAACAAGGTCAAATTTGAAAGTGACCATAAGAAGTATCCTACTAATGCTTCTCAGTTCAATGAAAAGAAAACTCAAGATGAGTATAAAAGACTCTTCCAAAAGTTACGAAGCAATCAGGTAGAAACTGAAATTACTAGCGTAGATGAATTTGTAACTAACATGCAGCAAACCTATGCTAATAAACCAGAAGTTGCAAACAGTAAGTGTATGCAAATGAAGTTTTTGGAAGTTGTCTTAGACATGAATGATGACAAGCGTGATGAGTTCATGACTGATATGGTGTTCATCGCTGCCAAGAAGGGCAAACGCTTTGGTCCATTTGGCAAACTGTACTAAGGGGTAGCACGCTAGCGTGATCCGTGCTATAATACATGTATAAAGCACAGGACACATGGCAGGCAACACTCACCTTGAGCACCCCGAAGACATGGTTTTCCATGGTGAAGGCAAGAGTCTAGTCAATTTCTTCTACAATCTGCCACGAGATCAGCAAGTGTCTGTGAAGTGGGATGGTGCCCCTGCTCTAGTGTGGGGTATCTGCCCTACTTCTGGACGCTTTTTTGTTGGCACGAAGTCTGTGTTCAATAAGCGTCTGGTCAAGGTAAATTACAACCACAATGACATCGACAAGAACCACGAGGGTCCTGTTGCTACTATCCTCCACGTTGCTTTCGAGTGTCTTCCTGTTCCCAAGACTGGTTATCTTCAGGGTGACTTCATCGGTTTCGGTGATACTGATACGTTCCGTCCTAATACTATTGAGTATCGCTTCCCTCAGATCATCGAGCAATCCATGGTGATTGCAGTGCATACATATTACACTGGCGAGTTTCAAAACTGCACCCCCACTTTTGGCGTCCGTGTTCCCGACATCGAGTTTACGGATGAGCGCACAGATCGTTGCTATATGGTTGACACCAACCATGCATCTATTGATTACTATGATGTACTCAAGCAAGCAATTGACAGCATCAAAGTCAAGTTCTTTGCTACTCGTAGCAAGTTCCCTCAGTCTCGCGCCACACGTCAGTACCTGAAGACCCACGTCAACAAATATATTCGTCGTGGTTTCCTTCCTACTGCAACTGAATTGTATGAGTCGTTACCTGATAAATATAAATGCCAGGTGAACGTTGATATTTTTCGTCTATACCATGTCATCTATAATCTAAAGATGCGTGCGTTTGGTAAGGTCATCGTACACAACCAAGCAGAATGTTATATTGATGGACAAACAACCGATCATGAGGGTTTCGTCATTAGTAGTTCTGACACAACATACAAAATTGTAAATAGGTTGGAGTTTAGCAAGGCAAACTTTACACTAGATAAAAATTGGACGAATGAAAAAGTTTAGCACCTTTCTTTCCGAGGCAGCAAAATCTACAGCAGGACAGCAAGCAGAAAAACTTGGTCTGACCCATGCTGGGTATGGACGCTGGATGGATAAATCAGGTACGGTTACACATGTATCACAGCAGGGAAAACTAATCCCTGTATCACAGCAACAGCAGAGCGCACCTAATAATGCAGGACAAGAACAAGAACAACCACCAGCGGCGGAACAACCCGCTGTACCTGAGGCACCTGGCGAGGTCTCTAAAGGTCCAATTACTATTACATTTGGAAGATTCAATCCCCCTACTACTGGACATGAAAAACTTATCAACCAAGTAGCGTCCATGGCAGAGGATGGAGATTATAGAATCTATCCATCACGGTCTCATGATCCTAAGAAAAATCCTCTAGATCCTGAGACTAAGGTCCACTATATGCGTAATGCATATCCAGATCATGCAGCAAAAATCCACAACGATGAGAAGGTCAAGTCGATCTTTGATGTTCTGGAGGGTCTGTATGCTGAAGGATATAGTGACGTAAACATTGTTGTTGGTGGTGATCGCGTCAAAGAGTTTGATGCTCTCGCTAACAAGTACAATGGTAAACTATACAACTTCAACAACATTAGCGTAAAGTCTGCTGGTGATCGTGACCCAGATGCTGATGATGTGTCTGGTATGTCTGCATCTAAGATGCGTGCATTTGCTGCAGAGAATGACTTTGAAGGATTCTGCACAGGATGTTCAAAGAATCTCACACCAGACCAGCGTAAAGAGATGTTCTCACATCTGCGTGGTAACATGAAGATGGAGGAAGTTGAAGACTTTGCTGATCTATCTTACAATCTTCATGAGATTGCACCTAAGTTAGACCCTAAAGGACTACGAGAGCAATACTACAACAAAGAAATTTTCAGAGTTGGTTGTGTTGTTGAGAACGTCAATACAGGGATACTTGGCAAGGTAGTATCTCGTGGGGTCAACTATGTCATATACATAGATGAGCATGAGCAAATCTATCGCGGTTGGTTGCATGATCTCGTAGAGAGAAATGACATCAAACGTTTTGATTTTACACCACTGGGTGAACTAGGAACAGACGAGTTAGCACAAAAACTAGCGGCGATGACTCCTGGACAATTCATCCAAAAGATAAATAAAAGAAACAAAAGTTCCTAGTACCGATGAATTACGAAGCACTCCCTGGTATTGAAGATGCCCTGAAACTAGTTCAGGAGAAGAAAGCTGCTAAGGATTACGACGGTGACGGCAAAGTTGAAAGCGGTTCTAAGGAACATGCTGGTGCTGTTCACAACGCAATCCAGCGCAAGAAAGGTTTGAAGGCAGACGGGAAAGATACCCGCGCCGAAGGATATGATAACACCAAAGGTAACCGTCATGGTGATGGTCCTGAGGGTACGGCAAAAAGAAAAGCGGCGCTAGAGAAGAAGCGTGGCATGAAACTCGATGATCATCCACAGTTCAAAGAACATCATGAAAAGGATGCTGAAGGTAAGGTTATTGAGCATGAAGTAGAAGAAGATCTCGAAGAAGGTCTGAAGGCAGCACGCAAGAACGTTGGTGCATCTACCTGCTGGAAAGGATATAAGGCAAAAGGCACTAAGATGAAGGACGGTAAGGAAGTTCCTAACTGCGTTCCTGCTAATGAAGAACTAGAGACCATGGAAGCATCTCTGATGGAATCTGGTCTGTTCTCTGACGATGAAGTACGCTACATCATTGGCGAGAAGTTCGACGAACTGGAAGAACTCTACAAGGGTAAGCACGGTCAGTCTGAGAAAGAGTATCAGGATAGTCGTTCTGATGGCGGTAAGATGGTATCGGGTGATAGCAAGCACAGTGGTGCAGCATATTCCTCCCGTGCTGTCAAGAATACTGGTCCTAATCCTGCAGGTGGATCTAAGAAACCTCAGGGTCAAGGTCGTATGACCAGTGGCGCTCGTGCTGAACTTCAGTATCGTAAAGCAAACATGAAAAAGAAAGACTGATGGCAGACAAAGAGAAGAAAATCACTGGAAAGAAATCCACTATCAAAGTAAACCCACGAACCACAGAAGTAATGGAACGTCATAATAAACTAGCGGTTGAATCTATTCAATCCAAACTACAATCACTTAGAGAGAATCAAGATTCTTTTGATTGTATTGAGGTGGATGAGTTTACCGATGAAGAACTTCTTGAAATTGCTGAGGAAGTTCTTTCAGAATACAATGCAGATAACCTGTTGGACATCTGCGAAGCGATCGAAAGTGATCAAGATATTCTTTCTGAACGTGTGGATCCTAAAGAGACCCAGCGCCGTAGAGACCAGGCAAAGGATCGTCTGGCAACTGGTGCTGCAATGAAGAAAGCAGCAGAAAAGTCTGCAAAACCTTCTCGTGGTGAGCGTCTCAAGTCTGCACTGAAGGGTGCTGCTAAGAAAGTTGCAGGTGCTGCTGGTAAAGTTGCTGGTGAGTTCTCTGCTGCTAAGGCAAAGCAGAAAGAAAAAGCAATGTCTCGTCCGTCAAGTGACGGCAGTTCTGATGGTGGATCTTCTTCTGGTTCTTCTAGTTCTAGTTCTTCTAGCTCTTCCTCAACTTCTTCCGCTCCTCGCGAGCGTAAGCGCGATAAGATCAAGAGAGCACTGAAGAAAGGTATTGGTAAGGTAGCACGGGCAGTATCTCGTGGTGCTCGTGGTGTAGCACGTCGCATGGGTGAAGAAACTCTTCTTGGTTTCAACGCTTATCTCGCTGAAGGAAAGTGTAAGAAGTGCGGTAAAGAAAAGTGTCCTGGTAAGGTACATCACTGCTGCTCTACTAAAGTTGAGCACGCTGAGTGGGGTGTAGGTGATTGCATTAGCGAGCAACATACTCTAGATCAGGAAGGTAACATCACTCACTATGATGTGCAGTTCGAGCATGGTCTGGAAGAGAATGTATCTGTAGATGTTCTCAAGACTCTCGTCTCGGAGATGCATGAACATGCTATCAATCACGCCAAGAACCAGGAGGTACTTGACGAAAAAAAGGATGAAGAGGGGTTCGCTGGACAAGCAACCTCTTACAAAGGTGTTGTAATCAAGAGAACTGAGTCTGGATATGAGGTTCCTAGATTCAATCTAAGATCCAACTCTGTCGATTCGATCAAACAAATGATCGATAAGGAGATGGCAAAGGTTGATGAGTCCTACAAACCAGACGCTGCTAACAACTATAACGGTCCTCTCTATGCTCCATGGACTGCTGTGGAGGAAGGTAAGAAGAAAGGACTCTGGGATAACATCCATGCCAAGCGTAAGCGTGGTGAGAAACCTGCTAAGAAAGGTGACGAGGACTATCCTGAGACCCTGAACGTTGAAGGTTATGGTGTTGGTGATGTAGATCAAAAGATCAAGACTGACCGTGATGGTTACTCTATCCCTAAGGATAAGAGAGCAGCTGCGAAGGCACGTTTGCTTGCTAAGGCAGCAGCAAAGCGTAAGGAAAAGGGTATCCAAAAGGAAGCAACTTATCCTTCTGACTTCAAAAAGGGATCTCCTGTCGCTACCAAGAAGAAAGGTAGACCCAATGCACAGGGTGACTATGGTAAGAAGGACATCAACGAACGTGGTGACTTCTGGCATCCCGATCCTGATAAGGACCGTAAGTTAGGTGGTCCTGGTGCTAACCAGCGTGCTCGCGAAGATCGTGGATCATCTAAATCTAGTAGTTCATCTTCTAGTTCAGGTAGACCTAAACTGAAACCTGGTGAGTCTTACATGCAATACTCTAAGCGTGTAAAAGCAATGAAGACTCGTAGGGAAGAGACTGAACTCCAAGAGAAAGAGTTGTCTATCGCTGATCAGATGAGAATCTCTCGCGAAGCAAACGCAAAGAGAAAACCATATAAAGATGGTGATCATCAAAGAGCACGCGC